TTCAAGTACCAAACGGCCTTTTCCAATGATTCATTGCCACCCTTATGACGCTCACGCCAACTATATTTGAGCGCATTCCCTTTGCAATATCCACGAAACTCTTCCGGAGTAAGTGCCGCTTCGATTGCATCAATACATTCGATAGTGGAATGCTCATGCAAGTAATGCTTAGGGTTATTTACATTATCTTGTGGAGGATTCTTAGTAAACAATCCTTGAAAGTCTCCCGGCTTGTAGTATTCTGTCATTCTGATGGGTTTCCTAGAAGTAGTGCAAGTTCGCGGCATTTAGCCTGATCTGGCAAAGGGCCCTTTCCGATCCCTGCCAACATCAAGAAGTTTTCTACCTTTGTGCGACGATTAAGGAAATCATTAACCCAGCTCGGGAGTTCTCCCTCACTATTCGTTTCACTCATGCTCGTCAAATGCCTGTATATGGTACTTTGTTAATAGTCTTCTCAGACTTACGGCTACGAGACCACTTACCACAATCATTGCAGCGGAATCGAGTGTATGTACCAAGTGCAGTGTGCGCCTTACCTCGCTTTGTAAGGTGACTACCGCCACAGACAGGGCACATTGCAGTCTCTACTTCCGCATACAAGCCAACATTAGGATGATTCTTGATCCAAGGGCGCAATTTGTTGTAAAGTTTCTCAAGAAGTACGACATCTTGGATATTGTACTTTTCCATAGTTGCCCAGCACTCTTGATTACCTTCCATGCAACCGATCCAAAGATCATGCCCTTTATGTTCAAGCTTCTGGCCAAGACCTAGCACTCGTGAAACATAGTCTAGTTTGTTAGAAGGGAACCGGAACTGCCCTCGCGTGGTGCGTAGCAAATCAATCTGTTTGTAACTTGATGGTGGGGTAAGTCCTACTGAAATAAACTCCTGATTGAGTGTTGGAATGTCGAATTTCGTACCATTATAGTGAACGACAGCATCCGCTTCATCCAACAAGTAATAGATAGAACGCAACATTTCATAACGATCTGTAACATTCAGTGAACTAAACCGAATTTCCTCCTCTCCCAACCATTTTGCAGACCAACAAAGTGTATAACCCGGCTTGATAATCTGGTTAATTGCTACATTTTGATCCCAAATTCCCCAACAATGTACTAGGTGAGGTGCAGTTTCGATGTCTAAAAAAAGGATCTTGATAGTTTTCTCCTTAGTTTAGACTAAAACTCTGTTGTGGATCATCAAACTCTTCCTCTTCATCAGAGCCTTCTACAGCGATCGCCCCTTCTTGCAAAAGAAAGTTGACTCCGATGGCGAAGAAATATTGGAATTCCTCCGCTGTTACGTTAGCACTAAACTCATAATTGCCGTCTTCAGTTTCAATAATCTTTTTGATTAGCAATTTTAACTCTCTTTCTTATTGTTATTGTCTTCTTGCAGCCAACCAAGAATCGTTTCTTTATCTTTAATGTCGCAGCTCTTGAACCCCTGCTTCTCAGCCCACTCTGCATGACTCATCTTTGTGCCCGGAACTTTTTTAGAGCTTGAATCAAAGACGAAGCGAAGATCAAGCGACGGATGCTGTTCTTTAACAAGTTGGTATTTGTGCCTCTCATCATAATCTCTGAGAAGCCCCTTAACTTCAATGTTAAGCTTCAGAGGACTGAAATCAATTAGATATGTGTGATTGGACTCTGGCACGACATATTTGATCTTCTTGACTTCATACTCTTGTTCAATACCTGCCTCTTCTAGAATAGCTGCAAAGCGTTCTTCGAGCTTCGAACGCATACCACTTTCGCGCAGTCCACCGTTCTTACGCATCACTACCTTCACTCTGGTCTTGTAGCAGACCAAACAATACTTCCAGCTCTTTGTTTATATCGTCTCTAATATCCTCAGGGGATCTGTGTCGAAACCATCCATTATATGTAGTGCATCTAGATTCTTCTTCGTATAGATCCAGAAGACCTTCAAATTTATGTCTCAGACTACTAATGTCCCATTCATCCATTAGTTTTTTCTTCTTGTTCTACTTCATTGACCTCTTGTGGAAGTAGCGCTGCGAACTCTTCTTTCAATTCTTGCAACTTTGTAAGGAACTCTTCTTTTGACATCATCGTGTGGTCTTTTCCTTCGTAGTATAGTTGGTATGGCTGTGTCCAGATTCGGAGCAGGTTGTAATTGAGACAGAAACGAAGATCATTATCATAAATGCTCTGCACATATTCTGACCACTCATGTGGTTCTAATTGTTGTAGTCGTTGGGTTGCCTTTACTTCCCCAAGACCCTTGATGCCTTGCACATTATCTACTGTATCTCCTACAATCATTTGCTTCCAGAAATTGAACTGGCTTGCGTAGTTATTGGTTTCGTATGTAATCTTCTTGCGCCAGTTGTAATGCAAACCGGGGATCATGTCCAAGTCTTTATCAATTGTGCAAAGAATAGTTTTACTGGTCTGATTTATCCCAAGTCGGTCATCAGCTTCACAGTACTCACTAATCTCCGCACCATTCACTTCATGCATGTACTGCTCAACAGCTTGAAGGTGTTTTGGACGTGGCGCATTCTTACGGTTAGCCTTATACAAAGGCCACAGGATTCTGCGGAAGTTTTGCTCGCGAGGTCCTGACTGGTATAGCAAGCACATATCAGACTTAGTTTCTTGCAGGATAGTTGCAATGAGCCCATCGGCCCGCTCATAGGCGGCACCGACAGGCATATCATCTAGACCAACACTACAACTGAACGAGACAATATCTGCATCTATGATAGCAATCACTCGGTGCCTTTCGCCTCTCGATATTCTTCCATAGCAACATCATACCATGTCCAGTTATCTACGCCAGAATTTTCTAGACAGTTGAGTTTAAGATCACTATCCAACAATTCTTCATAAAGCTTTTTACTGATAGTTACAGTTTCTTCAGTTGTCATCGTTTATAGTATTTCTTAATATGTGGGGCGGACCAAAGATTTATCGGATCAAACATCATATCCGGCCACCAACTAGAAGGCAATTTCATCCTCATCAATGAAGACTTCCGGCAATACCTTATTTGTTTGCTTACCAATACCCTGCGGTACATACTCATCGAACACATAACTCTCTAGTTGACTTGCAATAGAAACGACATCATCAATAGTAGCCTTCTTATTACCTGTGAGCACAAGATAATCAATAGCGCCTTTCAGGCTAGACTGGCGCACAATATACTTCTGCACTGCGGCTTTCTCATCCGCAAACTTTGACGCCGGTTGAGGCTGAGCCTGTGCGTCACTTTTCCATACCTGCGGCGTATCCACAGCCTTGCCATCACTCGGTGTAGCTGACAACCACGTCCAATATTCACCTTCCTTCTCCATTTCAATCGTGTACTTGCCTTTCGGGTTACTTACAATAGAAAGGAAAGTCTTGCTTGTCTTACCAAAAGACACAATAGTGCGGCTCTGTACCTTGTTAAAGGCAAGATCCTTATAGCTGATCTCCGCCTTCTTGTACAGATTGCCCTTCTTATCAGGATGTTCCGTTACTTGCACATCCAAAACCAAAATGTCTACTTTTTTCTGTTCCATGCTCACTCCGTTTCGCTCGGGCTCTCGCCCTCTGCATTAATCATTAGTAAAATCTGCAATACAATCAAATCGACCTTCGTCATATGCCACATGCCATGCTTGTTCTGCTATGATTCTAGCAAAGTACAGGGTATCTTCTTCATATTCTTTTTTAAACTCTATCTTGTTCTCTGTCCACCACTCATTAAATTTCATACATCTTCCAAATCGTACATATTAGGCCCTTCACTAATCTCAACACGAAATGGCAGGTCAAAATCCATTCCGTAATACTGCTTCATTCGGCTGGGTACTGCCTCAGCCTCAGACTCTAGCACCGAACGAACATTATATCGCAGTTCATCAGGAGTGTCAATTCCTAATGAGTCATGGATTGAAGAAAAGAGTACAGCAGGTCGGATCTCAGGCATTCTGTTATGAACACCTATGCGATATTCCTTAACCATCTCTGCTCCCAAACCCTGCACTGGATGATTCACAATATCCTTATCGGGCCACTCAAGTTCCCCCCGTCTATTTTGCCGAGCGTCAAACTTATATGACCTGCCTGTTGGAATTGTAATCAACTCGCCCTTAGTAGCGGCCTTTATCCACTTTTCATGTTGTTTAGCAATACCTTCGTACTTTGTATAGAATCGTTCGATAACCCCTTCCCAGTACTTTGGTTGTGTTGATACGTGCATGAAAGCAGGATCATTGGCATAGGCATAAGCACTACCTCGAAAAATTGCCCTAAAGAGGAAAATTTTTGCAATCAATCGTGATGGTAGTTTGAAAGCTTCTTGATTTGCACTATGTTGGTCCTCCCCTTCAATGATCTCTTTACGTGCTACTTTATCGTTGCAAAGATATGCACAGCAGACCCATTCGAGACCACGCACATCGACGTTCACAATC